AGAAGGAAGCGAAGTACTGGAGAGACCTCTGGGCAGCAGAGTACGGAACCGACAAGATCAACAAGCTGATCGCTGAGGAAGGCTATCTGCCCAAGTTCGATCACCAGAACTACGATCACCCCGAGCTAGGCACTGGCAAGCCGTACTGGGAGCGCTTCGACGTGACTCCGGAAGAGATCTACGCTATGGGTCACCTCCTCATGAGCACGACGAAGAAGGACCCGCTGAACCAGGTCAAGGCTGGAGCCTCCATGGGAGCTGAGGAGCGCCTTCGCCAGAACGGGCAGTGGATCAACGGGTGGTCGGCATCCGACGACCAGATGAAGGGCAGCTCGCACAACATCTACACCCGCATCCAGCCCGACCATGCAGCGTCAGAGTACTCAGGGTTCTACGACCCGAGAGCGATGCTCCGTACCCGCACCTATTCCTTCAATGGAGACCTCTATGGGGATCACGGACAGCGTGCGTCAAGCGCTCCCGCTAACCCCCTGGATGCCCTCAAGGAGCAGGTTGGAGGGACCAACGAGACTTCGCTCCCCCACCTCGCTACGGTGCTGGACACCATCGAGCTATACGCCTTCGATCACGCGGATAAGCGAGATGAGGCTATCCAGTACCTCAAGGCCAAGGGGATCTTGATGATTCGTGGCCTCCCTGTGGAGGATCGGTTCGTCATGCGTGACAACATCCAGAAGGCAATCGAAAAGGTGAAGGCAACATGGAAGAAGTAGAAGTAACTCCAGAGACCTTCGAGGCGGTCTTCAAGAAGTCCTTCCCGTGGGGTGTGCGGGCGGTAGCGAGCAAGGCCGACCTGGATCTCCTCATGGTCTTCGGGCGTTCGTGGCCGTCCCCATCGGAGGGAATGGTTCGCGCCATCTTCTTCCCCGACCCAGACAAGAGTTTCTCCTTCGACATCCAGAAGATCCAGCAGGACGGGGATCAGTGGTTGGTGACTATCCCGGGTGACGTGTGGTCATTCCGTCCCCCCATCGAGGCACAGGGCAAGATGCTGACCAAGGAGCTGAACGAATACGATGGCTGATTATCTAATCCACCAGGGGGCCAACGGGGTACCTCTGGGAGTGTTCGTGGAGAACGCTCACTATTACTTCCCGGAGAACTCTGACCATGAGGAGTACGGGGTAGCGGCTGTGGACCAGCAGGGTCCAAGCACAAGCTGGGCTGACTGGATCGACAGTATGAGCGACCGTGTACCACGTCCAGATGGTCAGTGGACCGTCTACAACCACGATCCAGCCTCTCTAGAGGACGTGCTGACAGCAGCCGTGGGAGACACTGGATACCCCGACGATTGAGCTAATTTAACGTCTGGGAACGTCAGGCCGATAGTGACCAGTATGAAACCGGGATTCGCTATCGTTCCTCCCGCTAACGGGGAGCAGTTCGTAGAGCTGTCACGCTCTGCCAAAGGTCGCATCTTTGAGAAGCACATCCTCAGCTATGGGGATCTTCTCTACCCGGGTGTGGGCAAGGTCCACATCGATGACGACTGGGCCGACAAGCTCATTGAGAACTTCAACGCCAAGGTCTGCCCTATCGTTCAGGTTCCTCTAGCGAACGAGAAGAACGAGCACTCTGAGGCCCCTGACCGGAACATCGGTGAGGTCATCGGACTGACCAAGCGCAACGGCAAGGTCTACGCGCAGATCGACGCCCGTAAGGAAGAAGCGGCCAAGGAGATCGGGAACACCCTTCTCGGAGCCTCAGCCATGCTTCACCTCAACTGGAAAGACACTTCCACTGGTGAGCGGGTAGGACCGACGCTCATTCACGTGGCCATCACCAACAACCCGTACATCAACAAGTTGGACGAGTTTGAGGAATTGAACGAACTCATCGCCGCTTCTGCCGATGGTAGTAGCGAAGCCGTGATTCTCACAGCCATTACAGAAAAGGAGATCCCGATGGATCTTGACGAACTGATCAAATCGCTCCGCGATGATCACAACATCGATGTCCCGGCCCTCCAGAAGAAGGCGGCTGACGCGGACAACGCCCTCAAGCTCTCGAACAAGATTCAGGAAGAGCTGGGCAACACCGGCCTCCTCAAGCTTTCGAATGGCTCTGAGGCTTCCGCTGACGACCTGATCTCCGCTGTGTCGGAGGCTGGCAGCCAGATCGTCGCTCTCACCGCTCAGGTGGACGGCCTGGTCAAGGACGGCGCGCAGAAGGCAGCAGTCGCTCGCGTCGATTCCCTCATCAAGGACGGCAAGATCCTTCCGAAGAACAAGGAAGCTCAGATCAAGCTGCTCCTCTCCAACGCTGAGCTGTTCGAAGAGCTGCTCCCCGAGAAGGCACTCGTGAAGCTCTCCAACGCGGGAGAAGAAGAGTTCGGCTTCGAGGCCGTGGACGACGCCCACGAAAAGACCGTGACCGACGAGATCGAGCGTCTCTCGGGCATGGCCAAGACCGCCAGCGGCAAGAAGTAACTTCAACTCAACGTCCCAGCTTCGAATAGGAGAACAAGATCATGACACCCATCTACCCGGGCAACGCCATTCCGGCACCGTCCTACGTCACGGTGGGACAGTCCGTCGATGACGAACTGCTCTACTCAGCCAACGACTACACCCAGAAGGGCGTGACCCTGGAGCCAGGGCAGGGCGTTCTCCTTCTGGGAACCATCCTCGCTCGCAAGACCAGCACCAAGCGGTACGTCAAGTACAACTCGGGTGGATCTGACGGAGCCAACGTGGCACTGGGCATCCTTCGCCAGACCACGGACACCGGCACCGACACTTCGGCTTCGGCGCAGAAGTGGCAAGCGAACATCCTGTACTCCGGAATCCTCAAGCTGGACCGCATGAGTGCGGCCAACTCGGGAGTCACCCTCGCGGGTGTCCTCGGAGCAACAACGAACGCGGTCGAGGGCTTCTTCAAGTTCTAAGCCGTCAACGGGACGTTGAAGGTGAGGTACCTCTCGTAGGTACCGATCCTTGAGTGGCTCGCAAGATCAACTCAATAAGACCAACCAAGTGTTCTCCCCCGGGAGAGGTGCAGGTCGGGCCGTCAGGTCGCTGATTCCTAAAAGTCCTTTAGGCGCAACGATAGGAGATTACCGTGCCTGAGATTTCCCTCCTCCAGCCCACCGTGCTGCGGGGCGTGGTGGAGCGCTTCACGGCTCCTGAGACGCTCACGCTTCTCAACCGCATCCCCCAGACGCCGTGGCCGTTCCCGACCGTGCAGTGGGAAGTCCTAACCGGCTCTCGCTCCATCGCCCGCCCGAACGTGCCGAACTCGGAAGCACACATCGTGCCCCGTCTCGGACGCGCCGCAGCGAGCGCAGCCTTCGTCTACATCCGTGAGAAGAAGGTCTTCGAGCCAACGACCCTTCACTGGCTCCGTCAGGCCGCGTCGAACGTTTCCGCGCTCGCCACGACCAACGCTGAGGCAGCAGTGCTCCGCGAGGTCCAGGACCTCAACCAGCGCTTCGACAACCTGGCAGAGTACATGCTCTGGCAGTCGCTCACCGGCACCCTGAACTTCGACTACTCGGATGTCCAGGCTCAGGTGGACTACAAGTTCCTCGCATCGCACAAGCCGAACGTCGGAGCGAACTGGAAGACGGCAACCCCGGCTCAGATCGTCAACGACGTCAAGGCGTTCAAGCGCCTGGTCACCCGTGACGGTCGCGTGGCTGTCTCTGAGGCGTACACCTCGGACACCGTGATGGACTACATCTTCAACGCCTACGCCCTCTCGGGTACGACGCCTGGTGCACTCCTCTCCGACCGCATGAAGGACCAGTACTACGGCACCGGAACGCTTCCCGCGTTCATGGGTCTGGACTGGCACCTCCAGGACAGCGTGTTCGACGCTTCGGGAACCGGCTACACCGCAACGCCGACCATCCCGTCCGCTCAGAACCGCTTCCTCAACGAGACCTCCATCGTTCTGGGTAACTTCACGGACAACCGTCCCATCGAGCTTTACATCGGCCCAACCGCCGATGACGAGGCTCCGGATGGCTACACCGGAAAGTTCGCCAAGACCTGGAAGGAGAAGGACCCGTCCGCTCGCCAGTACCTCCTGGAGTGGAACCTTCTTCCGGTCATCACTCGCCCGGAGCAGTTCGTCTACGTCGCTGACGTTACGGCGGGCACCGGAGTCTAACTCCATAGCTCAACCGGAAAGCCCCTCATCTACTAGGTGGGGGGCTTTTCCCTTGTAATCTGGGCGCAAGGCCGCGACATCCGGGGCCGATAGTAGGTACCAACAAGAGAGGTCATAACCCTGATGGCAGAAAACCCCACGTCGAAAGATGATTTTGACGACATCGATGATCTATTGAACTTCGATGACGACGAGCAGATTTCGAAACCTGACCTAACCCCAGCCGCTGAGGCTGAGCTACAGGCAGAAAAGGAGCTGGTGGCTGAGGTCCCCGCTCCCGTGAAGCGTACCCGCCGCACTCGCGCTCAGATCGACGCCGACAACGCGAAGCTGGACCTGAACAACGCGCAGATCGAGGTCGTCAATCCCACCGCGACGGAGAGCATCAACCCGACTCCGGACCAGATCCGAATCAAGGAGCTGGAGGCTATGCTCGCAGCTCCCGCTCCAGTGACGGTGGAGGAAGTTCAGCTCACCCCAGACCAGCTCCGCATCCGTGAGCTGGAGGATCTTCTTGCAAAGAAGAATTCGAAGGACCTAGACGTGGCCCCTGAGGTCTTCGCTCCAGAGCCGACCGGGGACAGCATCGTCCTCCACTTCGTCAACGATGGCTTCGTGGCCTGTGGACGTAGCTGGTATCGCGGGCAGGAACTGGAATTCGAGATCGGCGGCAAGGCGTACGAGCAGCAGAAGGACCGCGACGGCAACTCGTGGCTGGACATCGTGGATGACATGGATGCTCAGTACGCACGCTTCGGTCAGCAGATGTTCGCTCCAGGTCCGTGGCGTGGTCACGGCTATGAGGAAGAGCCGCTTCCGGACGACCTCCAGCCGAACGAGATCGAGAACTACAAGGCAGCTCTCAAGGCCGCAACCAACGCAGAGCGGAAGCGGGGCCGCAAGGCTCCGATTCTGTAGGAGAGGGCCTGAGTCATGGCTTACAAGATCTACACCAAGGAAGACCTAGCGAACTTCGCTGGGCGACCAGCGGTGTCCATTCCTCCCTTCTGGGAGGTAGCCGTGGCTCAGGCGACCCTTCTCTTCAAGATCGCTACCTGTCTAACCAACCCGCCGACTGATCCCACGGAGGCTCAGCTAGTAGATATGGCCATCCTCTCGATGGCAGATTCGATTCTTCTAGCTCAGCCCTATCGTGAGGCGCTGGCCTCTCCGTTCACATCGGAGTCCATCGGTTCGTACTCCTACGGGAAGACGGCCAAGGCTGTCGCCAACGGGCAGTCCACAGGCATCATGTGGTTCGACATGGCGGTGGATCGTCTAGGTCAGTGCGATCTAGAGCAGGGCATCCCCATGGGCGGGGGCATCGATGTCTTCGGACTGGGTGCCTACACCCCAGCGGGCGCTCGCAACTACACCTTCCTAGGACCTGAGGATCTCAATGAGTCTCGGGTCTGGGGATACGATCCCGCTCCTGGATACCCGGGTGTTCCTCAGTACACGGCTCCGTCACAGGGATCTTCTGGAGACACCTGGATTGAAGATCCCGACAACCCCGGCTACCTGATTGAGGGGAACTAATGCCTATCCCACCCGGATACCTACTCCCTCTCGTAGACGAGAACACCAAGCTTCTTCCAGCGCCCACCGTGGAGGCTCTGAGAGCCGCTCTCCAGGGCGCAATCGCTGGGGACGGATTCGAGTATCACCAGAGCATTCCACAAGCCACGTGGGTCATCTCTCTACCTAACGATTTGGGGCGGCTACCTGCCGTCACTCTCTACAACGATGCTGGTGAAATCGTTGAAGCTGACGTATTCGCCACCAGCACCGTAGTAACCGTCCAATGGTTCGGACCCACAACGGGTCGGGCCGTGATCAATTAGGGGAAGATGAAAAATGTCCAAGAAATTCTCTACCGGAATTGACCTCCAGAACACCGGCAAGGTCTCCAACTCCGCAGACGGTTCGGCTCCCACCGATCTAGTCACCCTCCAGCAGCTCCAGGCCGCTGTGCGGGGTCTGGACTGGAAGCCCTCTGTCCGTGTCGCTGTGGCCTCCAACATCACGCTGACGGCCCCTGGAGCCACCATCGATGGTGTCACGATGGCAGCCAACGACCGTGTTCTCCTCATGGGGCAGACGACCGCCAGCCAGAACGGTATCTACGTCTGGGCCTCAGCGTCTACGACCATGGTCCGCGCCAACGATGCAGACAGCTCCGCAGAGGTCACCTCGGGAATGGCGACCACCGCCACTGAGGGAACCACCAACGGCGACAAGACCTTCGTCCTCACGACCAACGACCCGATCACGCTGGACACCACGTCGCTGGTCTTCACCCAGCTTGGAGGTACCGGAGCTTCCTACACAGCGGGTAACGGCCTCCAGCTCTCGGGCAGCAGCTTCTCGATTCTTCTCGACTCGGGATCTGGCCTCATCTCTACCAGCACGGGCCTCAAGATCGACTCCACCTACGCGGGTCTAGCCAAGCGCTACTCCGCAGCAGTCACCGCTGGTTCCACCACAGCAGTGATGGCACACGGCCTAGGTACGGCAGACCTCGTGGTCATGGTCAAGCTGGTCTCCACAGGTGAAGTGGTTGAGTGTGACGTTGTGATCGACGCCACCAACATCACGCTGACCTTCGGAACTGCTCCGACGAGCAACCAGTACCGCGTCACCGCAGTCGGCTAATCAAAAGAAGAATTTGGAGGTGGGGATAGATGTCTAAGAAGCAAGTAGGCGCGGCCCCGTCAGGTGCGACTGACTCTGTTCCCAAGAGCTATGTCGATGCTCAGGACGTGGCATCCCCCCGTGTCTTGAGCGCTGTCAAGGCCTCTGGAACTTGGCCCGCACGCCCCACCTCCAACCCTTCTACCGTGGTCATGTGGATCGGTGCCGATCCTGACCCCGCAGTGGTGACTACAGGAACCGCTGGCATGTACGCGGGTGACATCCGGATCGTCTTCTAATGGCAGTGAAGCTAGCGCGGCCCGCAGTTCTCAACGCGGGCCTACTCAAGAGCTTCGGGAGAAATTCCCGCACCCCCCAGACATCTCTCATTGACCCCCTCACGCCAGCCGGGGTTCAGCCTGATGGTCAGAGTTCCGGATGGAACCTAGCGTTCTCTGACGAGTTCGCAGCAGGGTCTCTTGATCGCAGCAAGTGGGACCCCTGGTATCCAGACACCACTTTCTGGAACGCCACGGTCCCGGGTGGTCACCTCACCAACACGAACGAGCCACAGGCGTACGATCCCAGCGCTCTGACCTTCGACGGCAGTGCGATGTCGATGACACTGAGCAATCAATCCATTGTCTCGGGCATCGCGTACAAGTCAGGAATGGTCACCAGCTACCCGTCCTTCAACACGACCTACGGGTACTTCGAGGCCCGGATGCAGCTCCCCCGCGTGCGCGGCGCGTGGCCCGCCTTCTGGATGGACCGCACCGACCAGACTTGGCCCCCGGAGATCGACTGGATGGAGGCGTGGGGCACGGCGGGAATCGTCGGTCAGAACTACCACTCCAACGGCTCAGGGTCGTTTGGCACCGGGCAGGGCAGCGCTACCACGCTCACCGGATACAACACCTTCGGCGGTCTGTGGGAGCCGGGGCATCTTCGCTGGTTCGTCAATGGTGTTCAGGTCTATGACCTCGTGAATGCGAGTGTCAACAATCAGCCGATGTACATGATCTGCAACCTGGCTGGAGACAAGGACAACGTACCGTTCACCAGTGACTTGCCCATGACAGCCAAGGTCGATTACATCAGAGCCTGGAAGGCGGCAGCCTAATGGTCCAGTGGCTCAACCGCGTTGTAATTCTTCTTCCTCGAAACGCTACCGCGCAGCATCTAGCCAACCCGGCGTCTCTGGCAGTATCCGGAGGAACCGTCATAGCGGGGGCTTTGTTCACGCCAACGGCGGGGCGGTTCCTGGTCACCCACTTCATTGGTGCTGTTACTGCCACTGGGGTATCTGGAGGTGGAGGCTCTTCCGCGCCCTCCGGTTGGACAGCACCCACTAACGCTTCGTCCGTCAACAACATCGGTAACTACGTCTGGACCAAAACCGCCGCTGGTGGTGACACCCTCACGATGTACCACAACGGCTCTGACTATGCCGTCCTCGTGGAGATCTTCGAGTACCCAGCGGGGACCACCTTTGTGAAGGCGGCAAACCTGTCCACGGGTCTGTTCAACGCCGCCACGCCGCTGACGGCGACCATCGTTCCTCACACGTTGCTCATGACCTCACAGGGGTGGGCTGATGGAAACCCCACGGCCACAGCGACGGCTGTCATCCTCTACTCGGGTACGCCGACACCTGTTTCACTGGCCTTCTACCAGCTCAACAAAAACGTCACTGACGGTGTGGGGTATGTCTCTGCCTACGCTGACAACACCGCAGCTACGAGCTGGTCTCCGGTGGTCAACATCGAGCAGTACGACGGCTCTGCCACTAAGGAGACGGTCACCTACGCGCTGAACGTTCCAGTTCCCTCTACAGGGCCTACCACGTTCGCTGGGGTCGATCAGGTAAATATTGAACCCGGCTCAACGGTCACTCTCACCGCAGTAGACACTGCGGGCAGCAGCGCAATCACCAGCTCCTCTTGGGCATGGATCTCGGGTGGTTCAGCGCCCACCCTCTCGGGAACTAATCCAGTGACCTTCGTTGCTCCTGCAACTCTGGCGGGTGTGACGATGACATTCCGTCGAACGGTTTCCGATGGAACCCTCACGGGTACGGATGATGTGGCAATCACAATCCTCCCGGCGTCCGTGCGCGTGGTGAATGCCTCCGGGGTAGTCACCCCTGCCATCATGAAGATCATCACCTAGGAGCCGACATGGATCATCTATTTAGCAGCGTGGTTCGCGTCGAGCGCATGTCCATGTCTTCCGTAGACGGCACTGTCCAGATGACGTGGGGTCAGGCTCACGATGACGACCCTCAGCTTGACTTCCTTCTTGGGTACCTTCGATGCCGCTTGGATCTAACCTTCGTCCGTCCTGGTAAGGATGCTCTTCCCGCAGTGGAGGCCGGTCGTGCTCAGGACCGGATCGGAGTTCTTTTCACATACGCCTATGCTCCGCTCAAGGCGGGCGATAGGGTTGTGGCAATCCCGAACGCAGCAGGACTCATGCCTGTAGACGGCACCTTCGAGATCAAGACCATTCCGGACAAGGCTCTCGACTACTCCACTGCACACCACATCGAGGTCCAGATCACGGAGACCAACACGAACCTCGTGGGCGTATGGCCCGGAGACGATGAGCTGGAGGAGATCGAGCCATGATCGCCAACATCCAGATCGAGTCTGACTACGACGACTTCTACCGAGAGATCGACCGGGTAGAGTCCATGCCCACCCTGGAGATGAAGGCAGCTCTGGGGATCGTTCTGGACTTCGGATTCCAGGAGACCAACGCCGCAGTCCACGTCGAGACCGGATCTCTCAAGTCGTCGGAGACTCAAGAAGCCGAGAGCCACAAGGGGGAGTGGACTGGAACCCTTGAGTGGGGTGGTGCTTCCTCAGGAGTGAACAACCCTGTGGACTACGCCATCTACGAACTGGCACGTGGTGGCCCTCACGATTTCCGTGAGCCGACCAAGCTTCTGGACCCCCTCTTCATCACCGCTATCAAGGCAGGATTGGGGACTCATCAGCTATGACCGTTCTATCTCTAGCAGCTAGGAACTACCTAGCTCAGGACACCAAGCTCACGGCTCTCCTAGGGCGCAGCGCCACGTTCACAGAGTGGATCTTCGACACCAAGCCTTACGCCAAGATCGAGAACTCTCAGAGCGCGCTCATCGTGGTGTCTGAGTCGGGAAACTGGCAGCCCCGCAACCAGCACAACACCCAGAAGTACCCCCGTCTAATCGTGGACATCTGGGCCGACCCCACTCGCAATCCGGACCACTCCGTGAAGATCGATGACGCTGATCGAAAGATCGACAAAATCAGAGATGTTCTCAGTACTCACCTTCATCTGGTGAATCCGGATGTCAACGTGGACGACCCAGATTGGATGGGGGCCAAGCGCTACCCCCACGTCTGGGGAACCCAGTCGGAGATCTTCACCCGCTTCGGAGTGATCATCTCGGGATCTCAAGAACTCAGTGGCCCGGAACTCTCGGATGTTCGGGATTCCAACGGAGCCAGAATGGGACGCCTGACCTACGGCGTCTCAGTCGCATAACCAAAAAGAAGAAATAGAGAGGTGCATGACACCCATGAAGGTACTGATCAAAGCCCCGCTGAGTCCGTTCACGGGCTATGGCAACGATGGAATCGGAATGGCGCAAGCCTTCATCCGAGCTGGAGCTGATGTCTATGTGGAGCCGACTGTCATCCAGTCCCCTGTTCCACAGGACGTAGCCAACCTCCTCACCAAGCGGCTGGAGCAGCCGTTCGATCTCTACATCAACCATGTGGACCCGATGATCTTGGAAGGCTCCGACGACCACCGTCTAGCCAGCAGGATGATGATCGGCTGGACCATGTGGGAGTTCTCCGACTTCGGCAACATGGAGGGCACTGAGGATCTCCGGAAGCGAATCAAGAATTTCGATGCCGTGGTGGGCTACGACCAGATCACGGTAGATGGATTCGAGCCGTACTACGACGGCCCCCGTCTCGCTATCCAGGGTGGCTACGATCCAGACAACTGGCCCGAGCTAGAGCGTGACTGGGATGAGGAGAACTTCTACTTCTGCATGGTCGGCATGCTGGGTCAGCGGAAGAATCCCTTCGCAGCAGTCCGGGCCTTCTCCGAGCTGAAAGAGGAGCACGAGGACTTCAACAAGCACGCCCGACTCTCGCTCAAGACGATGCAGCCTGGTGTGCTCCACTCCAAGATGGAAGAGGTCTACCCCGGCCTTCGGATCTACTACGACGTGTGGTCGGAAGATGTCCTCCTCCAGTTCTACAAGAGCCAGCACGTCCTCCTCGCACCTTCCCGAGGGGAGGGCAAGAACATGCCAGCCCTGGAGTTCCAGAGCACTGGTGGTGTCGTTGTGGCCTCTGACTGGGGTGGCCATCAGCAGTGGCTCAACCCGGAGTACAACTACCCCGTCAAGGTGGATCTCGTTCCTCTCGATGCACAGCATCCGGACACCCTCTGGGCTGAGGTAGACATTGAGGATCTCAAGCGGATCATGCTCCACCTCTTCCGCAACCGGAATGAGGCGAAGGAGAAGGGCAAGATGGCAGCCTCTGTCATCCCAGCCATGGCCTCTTGGGACAAGGTGATTGAGCGTCTCATGGCCAACCTCCAAGAGCTTCCCGGTGGACAAGAGCTGTGGAACTCCTGGTCTATGAGAGGGATGAAAAATGCCGACAATTGAGATCCGGTGTCCGGAAGATCCCCGGCGCATCCTCTCCAAAATCTTGATTCGAGGGGAGAAACCCCGGGTCACAGAGGACAACCTCATCGAGATCGCATGTGACGCATGCAAGACCCGTCTCCGGAAACAGGGGCAGACCGTGGCCATCGTTCTGCACCGCTATGACCTGGTGGGGGAGCTGATCGAGACCCAGATCGATTAGTGGAGACCTGAGAAGAGATTCTGCCGATAGTAGGGCTTAGACGTATTTCAACCTTCACTAAGGAGATCTCCCATGGCTAACTCCACTGTCGAGGGATTTTCGCTCTCTCACGCAGCGATCCTCGATTCCACCACTGGAGTGGACTCGATCCCCTTCGGTGACATCTACGGCATCCGTTCTGGCTCTCTAGAGCTGGACCAGGACTCGTATGACAACACGGGTGATGACGCCATCCTCAGCACGTGGTACTGGGCCAACAAGGTCAACGTCACGGTGCAGTCGGGATACGTTCCCTTCGACACCATGGGCCTCATCTCGGGTTCCAAGGTCACGTCGTCCGGTTCTGGTCTGACCCAGACGTTCTCCCTCCCGCTCTGGGAGCAGTCGTCCATGAACACGGTTCCGCGCCCGATGCTGATTCGCGTTCCTTCCAAGGACAAGCTGGGTGCCACTCGCGTTCTCGACTTCATCCTCTACAAGGTGCAGTTCCAGCCCTTCTCCTTCGACGGCCCGTCGTACAAGGAAGGTCTGCTCCTCAACTACAACGGCTCCGCGCTGTTCTCTGACACCGACGAGCGTGGCAACCCGGTTCTCGACTCGCAGACCGGACAGCCGACCAAGGCAATCGGACGGCTCATCAGCCACTCGTAAGACCCTGCAAGTAACTGAACAAGGAGATCCACAAGATGGACGAAACAACTAACC